GGGTAGGCCCACTGGAATGTCTCTAGCTCGGCATCGAGTTCATTCATGACCGGCTCGATAAATGTTAGCCAGCTTTGATGCGGAGTTGCTATTCCCGGTTCTTCGTGATTTGTTGTCATCCTGGTTCTCCTAGCTCTCCCCACTTAGACCCCCGGTTCTTATTCCGCCAGTAGAAACCGGCGAAGTTGATAAGGTCTATGGCAGAGTCGCCGTCGAATCGGTTGTTCCGCCAGGAATGGTACTTGAGGCGACCGGACTTGTTCAGGATGTCATGGACGAGTCCCTTCCATCCTTTGCTAGCCCACGTTGCCCCGTCGGGATCGTACCCGCGTTCACACACTATTTTGAGCGCTTCCGCGAACGGGCCTGCTAGCTGGGATACCGCGTCGGGCGTAGGGTCAACTCCAAGACTGCGTATGAAGTCATACGCTGCGTCACGGGAGCCTTCATCATCATTCACGTTCTAGTTCCTTGGTGGCTAGGATCTCTTCGAGCTTCCAGTGCCCGCTCAGGTTCGTCGTCTGGATGTCGCCGCAATCGAAGCAGCGGATGAGAAGGATAGTCATTCGCGATGGTGGCTGGCGCGGGTGTTCGAAGCCGATCTGCTCGTGGTGGAATGCGAGGATCTTCCAGTCATGATCGTGAGCGCTCTCGACCACTCTCTGGAATGCCTCGAATAGTGCCTGAGCTAGAACGCTAGGAGGTGGCGGTGGCTCTTGCATCGGAACGTCGGGAAGGGTTGGGTCAGTCATGAACGGCCTCCGTTTACTTCGATTATTGCGCCGGTAAGGTACTCGGGACTTAGCAGTACGGATACGGCTACTTCGGCAATCTCTTCGCGCGCAGCGCGGCGACCCATAGGGATTTGCGACACCTCGTATTGCCTGGCCTGTTCGGGAGTCCACCCACGGAAGCCGGGGATATGCTCGTCAAGGTAGTCGGTCATGAGAGTACCGTCGGTGATGCCGGGAGAGATGGCGTTTACGCGCCAGCGTGGCGCTAGCTCCCGCGCCATTACTCGTACGGCCATGTCGAGCGCGGCCTTGCTGGCGCAGTAGGCGAGGCTTCCCCGCATTGGCCGGCGAGCGGCATCGCTGCTGATAACTATGGCGCTGCCTTCGGCGTCCTTGTACAGGTTCTCGTGGGCGCTCATGACCTTGATGAAGCCGTTACAGTTCACGTCCCAGGTATCCTCGGCTACGCTGCTAAACGCGAGCTGGTGTACCCAGGCGAGCCGGTTAACACCTGCGCTATATACGATGTACTTGAACGGACCTTCCTGCTTAAGGCAGGCGTAGATCTCCGACTGCGATCGAACGTCAAGGATATCAGTTCCTGGCATCAGCCATTCATAGTCCGGTATAATGTTGAGGGCGTAGGTAGCTATGGTCTCGCCTATGCCGGAGCTAGCGCCTATGATGAGTCCCTTGTTCATTGTGGCTTCCTCGCTGCTGCGTGGTGGAGCGGTTCTAGCGGATTGATATCTACCCAGGTAATCGGGGGATCTCCTGCCGCCGAGTGGGTGTTGACGCGGTCCCTGATTGAACAGTAACGATCGGCCGGGCCGTTAAAGCCACAGCTTCCCGTCTGGTAGCATACTGGCTGGAAGAGGCGGGCGATTGCCTTCTGCTGCCACCTATCTTCCTTGGGGCCGAAGTTGAGGATCGCCTTGATGAATTCGCTCCAGACGATCTTCCATTCATACTGGGCCTGTGAGCAGAGGCGCATCCCGGCCGTAGACACGAAGTTGCGAAGATCGGTGTGGTAGTGAATTCGCGTCGTGATATTCGTCGGCAGAATCCCGCGAGCATCCTCAGCCGGAATTCCGGCAGCGATCATACTATTGTATGAAACGGCCGTTGCCTGAGCCGACGCATTCCAGATGACCCGCTTCGGGTCGTCATCCTTCAGTTCAGCGATCGACGGTGGAATTGCGATCTCGTATTCGGCGTTGTCCTTGACAGCGAAGCGCATCGACTCCTGGACGAACACCGCGGTGCGCTGCCGGACGAGCTGGTGAGTAAAGGCCCGCGTCACGCCTTCGATGAAAAAGTGGAGTGTGATGAATTCGAGCGGCGCGGATATCTTGCTCTGCTTGAAGCCGTCGAGCCATTCGAGTGCCTGCTCGCGGGTGATAAGGGTTGGGTTGCGGTAGACACCGCCCCGGTATAGCTCGGCGGCGGCAGCCATAACCTGGAGCGGACGGCGGGTCATCTCAATCAGGGTTACGGTCGGGGTTACCGTCTCACCCTCTTCCGCGAGAGGCTGGGCGCTGTACATCGCAACGTCTGCCCACCTCGCAGGAAGCCTGCTCTTGTCGTCACTCTCCATTACGTCGCCTTTCCATTGCTTCTTCTAGGTCTGCTCTTGATGGTATTGTTCTTGCGTTCTCGTTGTAGGCGATAGGGGATTCCATCTGTGGTTCTTCGCTACGGCTGTGGTCCATTACGAACGCCTGCGGGATGATCCTCTTGAGAAGTTCTTCGCAGTCTGTACAAACTTCGATCGTCTTGAAGAAATCCTCACCTACAACCTGTCCGTCCTTTGTGTGGTGCCGTACTGCTATATGCACCAGGACGGTCGTGTTGACGCATTGCTTACCGTCTACATCACAAAACGTTTTCTTCATTGGTGATTCGCCTTCCATTCCGCTATGTCTTTGCGGAGTCGTAGCCAGAGAACGCTTAGTGTATCGACACGCTCTCCCACTACGCCGGGGCTCCGATTGTACGGCTGGTCCCTTATATATACCCGCTTTACCCCGTTCCTAAACGCGTCAACGGTTTGTTCCGGAAGATCATCCGTTACCGCGACGATCCTGCTCAGGCCGACCTGCCGGACGAGATCGGCATATTTGGTAAGATGGTGATCACCTCCGGAGTCTACGCTCTCGAAAATCACGGCGTCATACTCGATTCCGTTACGCCCAAGCCATTCGCGCGTATCGGGGTCGATGTTGTCTAGCCGTAGGTACGGGCGCGTAGTACAAATCCAGACTTCGGCGTCCTCATCGCGTATACGCCTGGTTAGCTCGGCCGCGCCAGGATAGACCGGCATAAAGCGCTTCAGGCCGCCCTGCCGGTAGGCCAGCTTACACTCCCGGTAGATATGGTGTGGAACCTGCATAAACTCGTGAAGGCGACGACCGGGGTTGATGTCGTACTCGGACGGCATAGGCTGCCCTAGCCATTGTTCCGCGAACCATAGGAAGTGGGCGTGGTAGTTGCCCAGGGTGCCGTCGATGTCGATCGCCACGACCGGCTTGCCGTCGCCGCTGCGGAAGCGACGTTCTTCATATTTTGTCTTGAGCTTTTCTCTTGGGCTGATCATTTGCCGGCCTCTTTTGGTATCCGTAGCTGATACGCACTAGCGTGATAGAATACTACCGGCCCGATAAGCGGCTTATGTAGCTCGATAGTTGGCGGAGATATTAGGCCGAACGGCATATCTATCGTCAGCCATTGCGAACTGTCCGCCGTGACGTAAATAACTTTGATACGTTCTGGATCTGTCATTTCAGTATTCTCATCACTTCCGGGTAAGCCTTGTGGACTAGGTAGGACTTCTGCCATTTGCCGTACCGGCCTATCCGGTAGACGGCCGGGCAACAGGTACAGTTAGTGACGAGCGGTTTCGTGACCGGGGCTACGACGTCACCATTCACTGGCCTGCGCGACCACTCGATCGTACGGTACCCGAATACGCAGGCGTTCCGGTACCACTCGACCTCCGGGGTTCCGTCGCACACGATAGTGTTGACGTCTTCAGTCCCCTGCTTGACGTCGCCGTTGGCGTAGATCCTGTGGCTGTTGAAGTAATGTCTTTTATCGTAGCATAGGGCTGGCGCGGGAATGGTCGAGATGGTAATGTCGGGCCGGGCGCGGATAATGGGATCAGGTAGAACACCATCCTCAATCTTAGGCATGCGGATGAATGTTACTTGACGGGTACTGTGGAGATCTCGCCACAGCCGGATGTACGTCTCGCGGATATCCCAGGCGTCGTGTTCGCCGATGAAGTCTTCCGGGGATACCTTACCCGTCCACTTGCTACCGTACACCTTGAGCCGGTACTGGTCGGCCGTCCCGTTAAGGTGGTACCCTACCGTGGTGTGGGCTACGTCTTCGTAGCCGGGGATCGGGGCGTGAAGATACTGACAGCCGTACTGTGTACTCGGTGTCATATTGCTACTTGCGATTATGACTTTGTGTCCGGAGTAGACGGCGGCCAGAGCCGCCGCCAGTCCGGCCGGTCCACAGCCAAGTACGACAACCTTCATTTCTTGTCTTCCAGGTTCATCATTCGCCGGTAGATGAAGTCCTGCTTCTTGCGCAGGATATCCCGCGTCATGCTTGTACTCTTGGTGAAGTGCTGGATGGCGAGTATTCCCGTCATCGTTACGTCCGCGAGTTCGTTCAGGATGTCGTCGCGGTGATGGGTAGTTCCCTTGCGAGGGTTCTGGCCGGTCGCGCCGATCATCGCCGCGACTGCCTCGCCCAGTTCCTCGATGACCTTAGAGATCCGCGCCCAGTCCTGAGCTAGTGGCTGCTCGCGGTAGTGGTCGGGCAGCTCCTCATCGAGCCAGTTGTCTACGTAATGGATGACCTGCCAGTCGATACTGTCTTCTAGGTAACTCATGTTTCCCCTTTTGGACCGAACGGCCTGGAGGGACTAGTATGCTCCAGGCCGTCCGGCGTCTAGTGGTTAGAACGGCGGCTCGTCGTCATAGCCGTCGGAACTGCGCCGGCCACGGCCGCGAGCCGGTGTTGCCTTGGCGGCGGGGGCAGCCGTCCTAGCGGTCCTAGTGCTTCGTCCCGTACGGGCCGGAGCGGGCTTTTCCGGCTCTTTCGCCGGCGTCCGGGTACCCCTACGCGCGGCCGGTTTCTCGGCCGCTACGGGCGCGCTACGGGCCGGGGAGCGGGTACCGCGACCGCGACCGCGCGCCGGTTCGGGCTCAGGCTCTGGCTCTTCCTCAGGCTCCTCTTCCTCATACTCGTCTTCTGGTTCCTCTTCCTCCTCAGGCTCTTCTGCCTCGTCGGCGTCGTAGGGGAGCCACTCGGCGACGCGCGGCTGCCACTCGCCGTTGTAGCGCTCGCGGGTGGTGATGATACGGCACCAGGCCTCGTCGTTCTCCTCACCGGGACGGAAGTTGCCGATCTTGTTGATGGGCGCACCGTTCTGGTCGTCCTTGTCGGCCAGGTCCATCTCGCGCTTCTTGATCTGCCTGAGCGTAATCCCGTAGGTCTCGAAGAATGGTGCCCACCGGAACTTCGCGCCGCCGATCAGCGGAAGGTTGAGCCAGAACGGACAGCCGTTGTACTCGTCTAGGTCGCCGTCGTTCTCGGCCGCGACCCAGAGAGCCTTGATCATCGGGTCGTTGTTCTGCGATCTAGTCCACCACAGCTTCCGGAGGTAGCCGACGAGTTCAGTGTCCTTGGGCGGCACTTCGCCGTCGTAGCTGTCGAACTGCTCGGTGGAGTATTCGAGTGCGTCGAGTTCTTCGACGTCAAGGTCTTCGACATCTTCTGGTCGAATGCGAACCATCTCATGTCCCTTCGTGAGTGTGATCTAGGTAGTCTTGGCCGAGTCTGTGATTTGCGTCATGGTCTCCCCAGGTTACGAACCGGACGCCGGGATGCCGTTTAAGGATATGTTTATGAAGCCACTCCTTGCTCTGCGTGTCGGGGTCGGCGAGCCTGACGAGGGACGGAGCGTGGCGGTCTTGTCGCTGTCGCGGTTTCTTCATTGGCTCCCCTTGCCTTGTCGATCGCCTCGATCATCCGTGACATGGCGAAGTAGTCGCCATCCTCCACGTCCCAGTACCGGCCTAGCGCCATGTAGCGGTCCTTCGCGTACCACGGTGGATAGGGCTGGGCTAGGGCTCGCCGCAGGATTGCGCCGCGCATCTCGCGCGACTCGCGGGCGACGGAGTAGTACAGAGCGACGGAGAACTGCGAGCTGACATAGTCAGAGATCTCGCCTTTCTTTCCCAGTAGGTGCGGGATGATCCGCTCTTCACCCTCGGCGTCGTCCGCGGTCATCGAGGTAGTAATGAAAATGACGTTGAACCGGCCGTCGATGAGCCGGTCGGTCCAGCGCTTGAAGCCGTTCTGGTACTTCTGATGATTCTGGATCGCCGGGATGTCGAGGTCGCGCTGCGGGTTGATCTGGTTCTCACGCTCCAGAATCCACCGCATGTACATCTCCTGCATCTTGGTGCCGGAGTCGACGACGAGCCAGTCGTCAATCGTGAACTCGCGCTCTGCCTTCTTGACCCCGGCGACGGCGTGCTCCCAGGAGGGGCAGCGCCATAGCCTAGCCTGGCTACCGACGGCGCGGGCACTGGCTACCCCCTCGGTCTCGGTAGACAGGAAGGTTACCGGCCTGGAGCCGTCGGCGGCACCGCCCGCGAGTAGGGTCTTACCGTGTCCGGACGGCCCGTGGACTAGGATGTTGACCGGAGCCGTCTGCCCAGACTCGGACAGATCCTCGGTTACGATCTCAACGTCCGCCTCCATCATAGAGAGCGGCGCTTCCCTTGATTGCTTTGCTGATTGTCGTTGGGCTCCCGGCCTTGCGCCTCGCAGCCCTCGTGTTGGTGGCATCACGCACTCTTTCTTGTGTCTTCGTAGGGATCTATCTGACGGTAGTTGTTCTTTAGAACGACCTGGAAGGAATGATCATTCCCGCGCTCGTGAAGCTGGCACGGTATCCAGAACGGACAGCGGGGACAGTCCTTTGTCGGAGTCTTCGTGATAGGGATCGTCTTGTTACGGACGGCGTTCATCACCGTGACTTCATCGGCGATCCTCTGGAGCTGAGTAGTCTGTTCTTTCGGACTCCGCTCAATCGGGTGTCGCAGGAATGCCTGAGGAGGCTGCTTTTTCGAAACTGAGTTGTCCTTGTTGAGGCGAAGACCTTCATCATTCTGCGGCCTCCCATCGGGCTTTGCTTTCCGGAGGAAGTTGTAGATGATTCCGGCAATATGCTCGTTAGGCTTTAGGATTCCGGCATTACGGAGAAGCTGGGAGGCGACCGCCCAGTAGGAACCGCCCTGATCGTCTAGCTCAAGGTAGGCCGTAACTATCTGTGCGGCAGTCTTATGCTCTAGCAGCCAGATCTGGCCATCCTCAAGGTTCCGCGCCACGCCATCCCAGCGGGAGGTAAAATAGGCGACCGGACGTTTATTGTCGGTGATGCGTACCCGGAATGGCTGCTCGACCGAGATGATATCCCACTGCTCGTCGTTGCCGTAGTAGTCGACATACTCTTCGAGCATTGCGATTCCTAGCTCGGTAGCGTCAACCCATACCGGCTCATCGAACGTCTCATCAAGGTAGGTCTTTGCGAATGTGATCTCGTCGCCGGCCCACGCCTCGAACGTGTCGGCGGGATGCGGGCCTCGACGGTGACCCTTTAGGTACCATTTGGCTAGGGCTTCGTGAATACCTATCCCGAACCAGAGTGCGTCCGCCTGTACGGATCGTGACCGATACCCCATACGGTACTCAAGCCACCAACGAAAAGCGCAGCGCTTAAAAGCGCTACGCTCTGAAGTCCGCAGAATCGGCAGGTTATCCACCAGTACCTCCGGTTGGTACTTAAAGGGTGGGTCCCAGACGGCCAGTGAGCCTGCGGGGGCGGGGCTGGCCGCCTGGGACGTTGACCAGGCCCGGCATCCGAAAAGGGGAATTAAAGGATACCGGGCCTGGAGTCTAGTAGGGTGCCTCAGCGGTGGACGGCTTGGACCGTCCGCGACCACGGCGGGCCGGTGCCGGCTCGGGCTCAGGCTCCGGTTCCGGCGCGGCTGCCCGGCGCGGACGGCCACGGCCGGAAGGCTTGGCCGGCTCGGGCTCAGGCTCAGGCTGAGCGGCCTGGCGGGCGGCACGGCGTTCCTCGCGGCGCTGAACGTTGAAGTCGGACTTCTGGAAGTGGGCGTAGGTGTTGATGCCGACGGTGAGGATCTTGTCGACCGGCAGGTCATCCAGGCTGGCCACGTTGTCCTCGAACCAGGTCACGAAGTCCTGCATCGTTGGGGAGAGGTCCTTGTCGATGTACCTCTGGAAGTCAACCTCGCCGTTCTGTTCCGGCTCTGGTTCCGGCGCGGGTGCCGGTCGGGTCGTGGACCTGCGTCCACGAGTGGTAGGAGGCATATGCGTTCCCTTTCTGTCGTCCTGTCGGTGGTTGCGATCAGGTAGTCCCTTACTCCCCCGATTATACCCGATGCGACGTCTCCCGTCTAGGGGTTTCACGGGAAATTCTCGGTAATCTTCGATCGTAAACCGCGACAGCTCGTGGTAACGGACGGTAATGTATCCATCCGAATCCGGAGTCTTCCATTCAGAAGCCTTATGCCCGTTAGTCCGCCAGTGGTCCGCCGTATAGAACAGCACGTCGTTGGCGGCGTCGTATGTGAAGCCGTACTCGTCCATTAGCTCCTGGCGAATAAGCGTGACGTTCGCCCGGCGCGGGATTGTGGTCATTCGTCCCACTTCTCGCTCTCGGGACGGCGCACCTTCGAGTCAGCATAAGCGGTAGCTGCCTCGAACTCTTCGTCAGTTAGTGCTTCTGGCCACTTCTTGCCGAACTCGTGGACCTTGTCGGCGAACGCCTCATACCACTCGTTGTCGAGATCGAATTCGGACTTACCAGCCTGTCCGGGGTCTGAGGGCATTTCGGGCTTCCTCCCATCGAATCTTACGCTCAGGGTGC